ATCGCGTGCGATAAAGTCGAAACTTTCCGAAAAGGTACTACAGAAGTAGAAATATGGGAGCCAGAGGATTCCAGCCGCGCATCGACCCGGCCAAAGAGGTGCAGTTGATCCAGGAGGAAATCACGCCTCCGCCCGGATTGACGCCGAAGGCCAAAAAGCTGTTCGCGCGCCTCGTCGATCAGAACCGGCGCTCGAATGTTTCGATCCTTCAGGTTGACTCCGAGCAGTACGCGGACCTCGCGAACGCGATGATTCGGCGCGACGCGGTGACAGATAACCGTGAGTGGCTGGCCATTCAGCGGGAGATAGATGAGCTTCGGGCGCAGTTGAACATGGGTCCGCGTAATCGGGCTCGGGCTGGGGTTCGAGACGTGAAGAAACAAAAGGCCAAGAGCGCGGCCGCAACGGTGTTAGAGCTTGCGAAACAGCGAGCGTAGTATCTGGTTCGACCAGGACGCGGTATCGCTGGCAGAGACGCTGATCGGCACGTTGACGCTGACGAAGTCAACCAAGAGCGGCGAGCCAGAGCCGTTCGTGCTCCTGCCGCACTCGCGTAAGCTGATTGCCAACCTCCTCGGCTGGAAGCGGTCAGACGGCCGGCGCGTATACCGCAAGTCGTACTGCTCGATGGGCCGCAAGCAGGCAAAGACTCAGACGGTAGCGGCGCTGGTCATAGCCGAGTTCTTCCTGAGCCCGGAGCCAAACCAAGAAATCTACATGGCGGCGAAGGACCGCGACCAGGCCAGCATCTGCTTCGATGCGGTGGCTTCGATGATCCGGATTCACCCGGATCTAGAACCGCTGGTACAGATTACCGAATCACGAAAGCTGATCCGGCACAAGGAAACCGGCAGCACGATCCGCGCACTGAGCAGCGACGGCGCTGGTAAGCACGGTTACAACCCCTCGCTGGTCGTCTTCGACGAGCTCCACGTTTGGGGAACGGCAGAGAGGGAGCTATACGACGCCCTGACGACCGGCAGCAAGTCGCGCCGGAATCCGTTGTGGGTTGCCATCACAACCGCTGGGCAGAACCAACAAAGCATTTGCTATGAAGAGTACAAGTATGCAAAACGGGTATTGTCTGGGCAAGTAATAGACGAATCGTATTTTCCGCTGATTTACGAAGTCGCGCCAGATGCGGACTGGACAGATAAATCGCTATGGCCGCAGGCATTGCCCACGCTTGGGATTCTTCAGTCGTTAGACGATTACGAAGAAGAGTTCCAGCAGGCATTAGCTCGCCCCGAACTGCAAAACAAATTCAGACGGCTGTACTTGAACCAGTGGACATCTGTTCGCTCGCAATGGATCTCTCTACACGAATGGGATGAGTGCGCGGGAGACATTCCCGATTTGACAGGCGTTCCGTGTTACGGCGGGCTAGACCTTGCATCGACAAGGGACCTTAACGCTTTTTGCCTGTGCTGGCCGTACCAGGGCAAGGTCTATTACAGAGCGTGGGCTTATCTGCCCGATGGTGTTGTTCACCAAAAATCAAGGCATGACGGCGTTCGCTATGACATATGGGCGAACGATGGGGATGTAATTCTCACGTCGGGCAATGTGGTTGATGGGGCTTTTATAGTCGCCCACATTCTAGAGCTTTACGAGAAGTACCGAATCGAGGCGATTGCCTTTGATCGCTACGGTGCCAATGATACAGCGCAAGCGCTTCAGCGAGCGGGCCTAAAAGTTATCGAGTTCGGCCAAGGTTTTATTTCGATGTCGCCAGCCGCGAAGCGATTCGAGGCGCTGGTTTACGGAAGGCGCTTGGTCCACAGCGGCAGTCAGATATTCCGCTGGTGTATTGACTGCACCGAGGTGGCTTTTGATCCAGCCGGAAATATTAAGCCAGTTCACGCTGAGGTCAATCGCGACAGCACTCGAAACGACCTTGTAATTGCAGCAGTTATGGCGACGGGAATCATGGTCATGGGTCCCGACTCGGACCGCTCAGTGTACGAAGACCGGATGCCGGTTTCAGTTTCTTGGTGAGCATGAATCTTTTCGGACGAATGATGGTCAAGCTGGGGGCAACACCCCCTCCTGATAACGACTTCTGGTACAAGCCGGTGAGCGGGTACACCTTCGGTGTGTCTGCTGATTCGGCGATGCGCCTGTCGGCTGTCTGGGCCTGCGTCCGTGTGATTGCCGAGACCATTGGAAGCTTGCCGTGTGGCGTCTACCGGCGCACGCGGGACGGCCGGGAGATCGACCGCAACCACGCTCTATACTATCTGCTCCACGACTCGCCGAACGACGACATGAGCGCGTTTGAGTTCTGGGAGCTCGCCGCGAAGTGCCTCTGCCTGCAGGGCAACTTCTACGCGCGCATTTACACGAACATGCGCGGCGACGTGACGCGGCTTGTGCCGATGGACCCTTCGAAGATGTCGGTAAAGCGCGACAAGCAAACCGGCATTCTGGTGTACACCTACGGCCAAGATCAGTACACGGCCTCGGATATCTTTCACATCCCCGGCCTAGGCTACGACGGCGAAGACTACCTGACTGGGTTTTCGCCCGTCACCTACATGGCGCAGAGCATCGGGATGACGCTTGACGCTGAATCGTATGGGGCGAACTTCTTCCGCAATAACGCCACGCCCCCGGCCTATCTGACGGTTCCGCAGGCGCTGTCGAATGAGGCGAGGAAAAACCTTCAAACGTGGTTTCTCCAGGAGTTCGGCGGCGTGAAGAACGCGGGCAAGATCGGCGTGCTTGAGCAGGGCGGGGAGATCAAGACGGTTTCGATCAATCACAGGGACATGCAGTTCCTGGAGCTCAGACAGTACCAGAAGTCTGATATCTGCTCTATCTATCGCGTCCCGCCGCACATGATCCAGGACCTGACACGCTCGACCAATAACAACATCGAGCATCAGGGAATTGACTTTGCGACCCACACGATCCGGCCTTGGCTGACGCGCATCGAGAAGCGGATCAAGATGCAGCTCTTCGGCCCGCGCGAAGCGGCGCTGTACTACGCCGAGTTCAACATGGACGCGCTGTTGCGCGGCGATGCAGCGAGCCGCGGCACGTTCTACAGCACGCTGCGAAATATTGGCGTGCTGAACGCGAACGAGATTCGCGCCAAGGAAAACCTGAACCCTTACGACGGCGGCGAGAAGTACCTGATTCAAGGCGCGATGGTGCCGGTTGAGCAAGCGGGGCAGTTCGCAGGAGGCGTGCAGCAATGAAGACAATCGAGCAACTATTACAGTGCCCTACGGCGGTGCTCGCCCCGATGGACGCGGACGAAACCGCGCCTCGACTGCGGCGCGTTCTGTTCTACTCCGGCGCGAAGGTTGACCGCTTCAACTGGTTCACGGGCGAAGAGTACGACTTGTCTTTCGACCTCGGCGGAGCTGACTTGTCGAGCGTGATTGGCGCGCCGGTTCTCGACGGTCACCAGTCCTACGAAGCCAAGAATGTTATCGGTTCGGTGGAGTCGGCCGAGCGCACCGGGCGCGGCTACGAGGCAACGCTGCGGATCTCCGAAGCCGAAGACGTCGAGCCGATCTGGCAGCGCATCCAGGAGGGCACGCTCCGCAACGTGTCCATGGGCGTGCAGATCCTCGACATCGAACTGTCGAAGGATTCGCCGAAGGATCGCAAGCACTACATGGCGACGAAGTGGAAGCCCTACGAAATCAGCGTTGTCCCGCTGGGGGCTGACCCGAACGCCCAATTTTTGATGGCTAGTCAGCGACTGGCCGCCGAAGCTTCTACCGCGTACAGCGCGGAGAAAAACAAAGCCCTGCATCAGTTGGCGTTGCGCGAGCGGCGTTGGCGTGTGTTGGGGCGAATTTAAGGAGTAGACATGAAGAACAAACGAGAACTTCTGTCGAGCATTTCCGCGCTGGAAACTGAGTACAGTGCGCTTTTGTCGGCTTCCGCTGGCGCTGCCGATCCGGTTGCGCACCTCGCGGCTGTCGATGCCAAAGAGGCCGAACTGGAGACCGTCAAGGAACAGCTTGCGGCTGTCGAAAACCTCGAAAACCGGGCGAAAGCCAACGCTTCGCGCGAACCCGGCCGGGTGACGAGCGACAACGAAGCCAAGCGGCCATTTGCCAGCCTCGGCGAGAATCTTTTCGCCATCGCCTGCGCGATGTCCCCGCGCGACGCATTCCAGGGTCTCGGCGGCAACGTTGACAAGCGGCTGTATGAGCAACTGAGCCCGACCGGCGCATCCTCGGCCGTTCCGGCTGACGGCGGCTTCGCTGTCGGCACCGACTTTTCGACGGCGCTTCTGAATCGCGCTCGCGAGACGGCGCGGATCTTCCCGCTGACGAATCAGATCCCGATTGGCGAAGGCAGTGACTCACTCGAACTGCCGTACATCGACGAGACCAGCCGCGCGAACGGTTCCCGTTTCGGCGGCGTGCAGGCTTACTGGACCGGCGAGGCCGACGCCCCGACCGCGACGAAGCCGAAGCTCTCACGCCACGAAATCCGGCTTGAATCGCTGAAGTGCTTGGCGTATGCGACCGAGCGACTTCTGCGGAACGCCCCGGCGATGGCTGCTGTCTTCGAGAACGCTTTCGCTTCCGAAATCGCCTTCAAGTTGGACGATGCCATCTGGCGCGGCGACGGCGTCGGCAAACCCCTCGGCTTCAGCGTTCAGAACTTCGGCGGCGCCCTGATGGTCAGCGTGGCGAAGAAGAGCGGCCAGGCGGCTGACACGTTCGTGATCGAAAACGCGACGTCGATGCTGTCCCGCCTCTACCGCGAACCGGGCGATCGGATCGTGTGGCTTTGCAACCCCGATGTCATCGGCCAGTTCCCTTTGATGACCATCGGCCAGCAGCCGGTGTTCCTGCCGAACAACAGCGTCGCCGGTGCGATTCAGTACGGCACGTTCCTCGGCTTCCCGGTAATCCCGGTGGAGCAGGCCGAAACCCTCGGCGACAAGGGCGACGTGGTTCTGGCGAACCTGTCCAAGTACGTCACGATCACCAAGGGCGGCGTGCGGGCGGCGCAGTCCATGCACTTCCGTTTCATCTACGACGAAATGACCTTCAAATGGGCCATTGACGTCAACGGCCAATCGGCCATCAAGCAACCCATCACGCCCTTCAAGGGCACCAATACGCTGTCGCCGTTTGTCACGGTTGACGCTCGCGCCTAAGGAGGAAACACCAGATGATTCCCTATGAACTTCTGAACAATCTGCATCACATCAAGGGTCTTGACCCGGTGGCCGATGCCTTCTCGGGCACGGTCACCTCGGACGTCGTGGACCTGGCTAACCACCAGTCGGCGCTGTTCCTGGTTTATAAGGGTGTCGGCACCACCGGCACCTCGACCATCACGGTCGAAGCGTGTAGCGACTTCAGCGCGACCGCCGTTACGGCGATCCCGTTCTATTCGAAGTCGATCACCTCGAACGACGTGCAGGGCGATCTGACGGCGCGGGCGGCGGCTGGTTTCACGACCACTGCCGGTTCGAGTCAGATTTACGAGATCCAGGTGGCGGCCGAAGCGTTGGCGGCGACTGATTACCACTTGGTTCGACTCAAGGCCGTCGAGGTAGTCGATTCGCCGGTTGTCGGCTGCATCGCTATCACCCTGGCTGGCCCGCGCTTCGGTGGCTCGACGACCGCAACTGAAATCGCCTAATTCATGAATCTCCAACTTGTCACGCCGCCAACTGAGTCGGCGCTGTTTGAAGCCGAGTTCGAGGCGCACGCACGCGCCAAGGGCCAGCCTCTCGATCAGCTTCAACCCTACATCCACGCGGCGGCGTCGCACTTGGAGACGATCTGTAACCGTCGGTTTCTACAGCAGACCTGGAAGCTGTTTTTGGACGGCTTTCCGGCCTCTGGGGAAATCGTACTCCCCTACTCCCCGCTCGTGTCGGTGACTCACCTGAAGTACACCGACACGGCGGGGACCCAGACCACGCTACCGACGACCGAGTACGCCGTTTCGCTTCGCACTCCTGGAGTTATGCGGCTCAAATACAACAAGACCTGGCCCACGGACACGCTCGAAACCACCGATCCCATCGAAGTCCAGTTCGTTTGCGGTTGGCCCAGCTCGGCATCGGTGCCGCTCCCGATCAAGCAGGCGATTCGTATGCTGGCCTCGCACTTCTACGAGAACCGCGAAGCGGTCATCGTTGGTACGACGGCCGCGGTCGATGAGGCCGAGTTGCCGTTCGCTGTCTCCGCGCTCATTGCGCCCTGGCGGGTGTGGCTGTGAGGGCCGGAGCGATGCGGCACCAGATCCGCATCGAGCAGAAGGCCATCGACGTGTCGGGCGACGGGGACCGGACGGAGACCTGGGGCACGTTCGCCGAGGTATGGGCCTCCGTCGAGACTGGAAACGGGCGCGAGTTCTTCGCGGCGCGGCAAGTCATCGCGGACCTGACCCACACGATACGCCTACGCTACCTGCCTGGACTCGCCCCGGATATGCGTATCGCTTACGACGACCTCAAGACTGGCCGGACCCGGTACTTCGACATCAAGAGCATCCTGAACCCTGACGAACGCGACGAAATGCTCACGATGCAGGCGACTGAGGTGCTGATCTAATGGCGCGACAAGTTCGGGCGATCACCGTTTCCGGGATTGACGACCTGACGCAGCAGCTTCGCAAGCTGCAGGCGACGGCGACCGGCGAACCGATTAGGCAGGCGCTTCTCGAATCGGCGCAGATGATCCGCGACGAGGCCGCCCGCCGCGCACCCATCGCGCCCTACGCGACGCGCCAGCGCGGAAAGACGTATCAGCCGGGCGGGTTGCGGGAATCGCTCAGGGCCGCCTCTGGGCGCAAATACAAAAACTTCTTGCAGGCGTTCGCTTTCACGTTGAAAGATGCGGCACCCCACGCGCATCTAGTCGAGTTCGGGACGAAGCCGCACACGATTGCTGGCAAGAAAATGCGGATAGCGGCGCGGGCGTTCCAGTGGCTTGCGCGGGTTGGCGATCAGGTGCGGACGAAGATCCAACACCCCGGCAGCCGGCCAAACCCGTTCTTTCAAAACGCGATCAAGTCCCAACGCTTGCGGATCAAGCGGTTATTGGAGCAGCGCGTTAAAGCCGCGTTTGATGCCATCGGAAGGGCCGCATGAGGATCTATCAGGCTCTCTTCCGCTACCTGCAAACCGTGCCCGACGTGGTGACCATCGTGGCCGATCGCGTCTTCGATGCCCACGCCGATCAGGGGCGAGTGACGAAGTATCCGGCCATCATCATCGAGACGATGGACGACCAGCCGTTCCACTCCATCGGGCGGCAGATTCCGACCGCAACACGCCGCCCGGTGTCGTTGTACTGCATGGCGCAGGGCAACCCGAAGGCATCCGACGACCTGGCGGACCTCGTCTACACGGCCATCATCGGCCAAGAGCAGGCCATCGCCGACGTCTCCGGCCTCGGCGTCAAAAGCACGCACTTAAACGGGCGACGGAACGAGTACGAAGACGCCCTCGAAACCGATTCCAAGCTCTACGCCACCGTGCTGGAGTTCGACTTTATCCACGACATCTAGGAGGCCTTATGGCAATCATGGCAGGAAATGCCGGTTCTTTCCGGCTCAGCACGAACGTAGTAGCAGAAATCGACAACTGGACTCTGGATGTCTCGACCGGATTGGAAGAGACGCAGGCTTTTGGCGACGTCTGGAAAGAGCGATCCGCAACGATTCGCGAATGGAGCGGCTCGGCATCCGGGCGATTCGATGACACCGACACCAACGGGCATGTGGCCATGCAGACGGCGTTTCTCGGCGGCACCAGTGTAGCCGCGCGGTTCTACATCGACGGCACCAACTATTACAGCGGTACGGCATTCGTTCAGGCATCCATCGCCGCTGCCGAGAACGGGCTGATTACGGTGAACTACACCGTGACCGGGACCGGCGCACTGACCTACGCCTAAGGAGGCACCATGGCCGTACTCGCAGGGCGTAACGCCGACATTTACATCGCCAGTGTTTCCGGCACCAGCATGACGGGCGAGGCCACCACCTCGCTCGGCTCTGGTGTCTATCAGATCACCGACGCGGCGAAAAGAGCGATCAACCCTAACGCTGCGTTGACTGTCTTAGATGGCGTCTCGACGGTTCCATCCAGCCGGTATCAGGTAGCCTACGGAACAGGGAAGGTTTACTTCCAGGACTATACGCCCGCGGGCACCATCACCGTCACTGGTGAGTACCTGACGTTAGCCCAGGCCGCGCAGGGCTTCGAGTGGACGCTCGACGTTCAACCGATGCTCGAGGAAACCCAGACCTTCGGGGACTCGTGGAAGGAGCGCACCTGCGTTATGCGCGAGGCGACGTGTTCGTTTCAGCGGTTCTACGAGGACGAGTATTTTTTCACCAACGGCACGCGCTATTTCGTGCTGGCGTGTTATCTCAACGTGAGCGGCGCGGATCGCTACCTGTTCGGCGCGATGCTGTCGAGCCAAGGCACGACCAGCGGCGTCAACGAAACCGTCAAACAGAA